GCACCAGACCCGAGGCACCAGACCCGAGGCACCAGACCCGAGGCACCAGACCCGAGGCACCAGACCCGAGGCACCAGACCCGAGGCACCAGATCGCTGACCAGATCGCTGACCAGATCGCTGACCAGATCGCTGACCAGATCGCTGACCCATCACCCTGCTGCTGGTCGGTGCGGTCTGCGGTCGTGGTACAGGGTTGAGACCTACCACGACCGCATAGTCCACCAAGACTAGCCGGCGACAGGGAGGAGACCACCGCCAGCGCAGCCACCCTACCACCGCGCGCCGGGCCGGCGCAAGGGCGCGCTGGCAGCGCGGCCGGCGCTCAACACCTCAACACGCTCAAACGCTGTTTTCCTATACTTCCCTACAGCATACATAGTACACCCTATAAGTATCTCTATACCCTACCTCTTACCTCTTATATATAAATACATACAACTCCTATAGAGAGAGTGTTGAGAGTGTTGACCAGCGTACAGGGCACTGAAAACTAACGATAAAACACATCAACGCCACCAAATCAGTATCCCTGTTGACCTGCCCGACCCGGTGTTGTGCCTGTTGAGCATCTCAACACCCACCCCCGCATGCTCAACACGGCCCCTCAACACCTCACTCCGCTCCGACGACCTTGATCCGACCGTCGCGCTTTGCCTGCTCCAGCGCCGTCAGCATGCGATTAACGTCGGCAGCCGGAGCCAGCAGGTCGTACCGCTCAGCCAGCCCAGTCTCCACCCACGACCCGCGTACACCGTCAGCCGCGCGGTAATACACTGTCACCAGCTTCTGGCGGCCGTCAGGCCCGATCAACGTCTGCCGCGTCGGCATGGCCTTCCAGCCCATGCTGCTCTCAGCGCGCAGGATGTCCTGCACGCGACGCCACCAGTTCTTCAGGTGATCCCCCTCGCCCTCGGACGTGACCGCGATCTGCATGCGGCGGCGCAGGTCAGTGTTGGCGATGTAGTCACCCGGCACGCGCGACAGCACGTCGCGCAAGATGTCTTCAACGTCTCCCTCGTTCTGCTGCTGCATGATTGCGCGCCCGTCTCCCATGTCGGGTGCCTCGCGCACGGCGTGCCAATCGACTGCCACGCCCTGAAGGTACGCCCGCAGCGCCGACCCAAACGCGGCGGTGAATACGCCCTCGGGACGCCACGGGTTCACCAGTTCCGCCAACCCAGCGCGCGAGATGAACTTGATGTCCTCCTGCATCAGGACAGCAAAGCGGCGGTCATCCACCGTCAGCGGCAGCGCGTTCAGGTGGTTTGTGGCCAGCAGCATCGAGGCGAATATCTCCGCCGAGTAGGCGTTGATGTTCTTCTTGCGGATCAGCGTCTCGCGGCGGCGCGGGTCGGTGTACTGCTTCAGCCGCTCATAGCTTTCGCGCCGCTTCCACGTCATTGAGCCGCCGGCGTCATCGCCCGCCATAACCTCGTCGCACGTGACCAGTACGCTGTCGGCCAGCCACCCATTGTATTGCCCCTGACCGCCCGCGCCCAGCAATTCGACCGACGACACGGGAGACACGTTGTGTGACCCGAAGACCGACCCGAGCATGTCAAACAGCGTGCCGCGCCCCGTGCCTTGGATGCTGGCCACCATCAGCACGCCACAACCAATGACCCACGGGCGCTGCGCCTTGGCGGCCACCCACATGCGAAACCAGTCACGCTCAGCGGCCACGGGCAGCAGATGCTCGATCAGCGCCTCAAAGGCCGACACCGCGCCCAGCGACGTGGCCTCGTCTACCTCCACATCCTCCGGCGCGCGGTAGGTGTTGACATAGGTTCGGCCGCTGACCTGCGCCAGCACGCCAGACACGTCAGGCCGGTATCGATAGCCCGCCACATCGATGCGGCGCGCGTCCGCCACCCACAGGCCGACCGGGTTGATGACCTGCTCACCGCCGCGCGGGCCACGAATTGTCACCGCGTGCGGCTGCAGCAGCGTGCGGAAGTTGGCCATAGTCATCGCGCCCTCGGTCGGCGACGACAGCGGCACGACGCAACGCTGCTCTGACGCCATGTAGCAATACTCGGCCAGCAAGGCATCGACGACGGCATCCATGTCACCCGCCATGGATGCCCCGACGTCCGATGCCGAGGGCGCAGCCGGCGGCGGGGACGCGGCGAACACAGACCCAGCGGCCGCCATGGCCTGCAGACGCTCCAACGCGCCCTGCGTCACGGCCCGAGGTGCCTCAGACGCTATGCGGTGCGTGTCTGCCGTCTCAAAGTCGATCACGCGCAGCACGTCGTCCGTCCCGACGCTGGCGATGCAGCGGGATCGGTTGTGCGATCCGGGCGAGTGAAACGACGCCGACAGGCGGATGCCACGGTCGCCCTGCGCCGCGTCAATCAGTTCCGCCAGCGTCAGGTCGCCGTGCATTTGCGTCTCGAACACCGCATCATCGGCGATGTCAAACAGAACTTGCGGAGATGAAAAGCCAGCCTTGCTGCGGGTCTTACGCACCCACCCCAGCGCGTCGAGCGCAAGCGTTGCGGTGTCGGCGATCAGGGCGCACTCAGCCCGCGTCAACTCCGGCAGATCGGCCAGCGCCACGTCGATCAGGCTGTCGCCATCCCAGACGTACTCCTTCAGCACCACGCTCACGTCACTGTTGTCGCGGGTGTGCGCCCCGAAGACGCCCATCTGCTGGCCGCTCTCGCCACCAAATATCTCCACGCGGTGCGTCGTGCCGTCCTCGCCCTCAGGATCGTCGGCGCGGTAGAACGCGGCAGACGTCAAACGGGCAAAGGGTGTCTCCCCCTCTGCCAGCCGCACAAACCACGCCTCCTTAGTGCGAGCCGAACTGCGCCGCACTGGCGCAAACTTGACCTTCGCCCACAAGTCCTCGGGCAGGTGGTCGATCAGCGTCTCAATCGCGGTCACGTCATCGATGTCGATGTCGATGGCCACCAGCCGGCCCTCGACGCGGATGCCGGTAGACAAGTTCTTGGTCTGCGCGGACCAGCGATCAATCAATGCCGCATCGATAACGACGTCGTTGCGACCCTCCATGAAACAACGCTTGTCGTAGTTCGGCACCGGGCTGTAGCCGTTGGCCAGCAGCCGGTGCCTGATCTCAGTCTGCCGAGCCAGTTCCTCAATGCGGTACGACATGCTCACACGCTCCGATCAATAACGACGGGGAAGGTTTCGCCATATATCTCTACCGATGCCGCATGCCCCTCCAACACCGCCGCGCTAACGCTGGGGAAAACCCCAAGGTAATCCGACCCGCTGTCGTTGATCACCTGCGCCACGCAAAGTCCGTCGGGGGCCACATTGATCAACAGAGTGCGCCCGTCATCAGCAAGAGACGGTTTGTAACCACGCATGAAGTTGTCCACGTCGCCCTCTACCCAGCGCAACCCACCAGACGGAAGCCTCACAGGCTGCGGGAGGTGGCCAATCTCCATGATCTTGTACACCGTACTACGCGCGCAGCTTAGCTTTTCGCAAAGCTGTTCCATTGTGATCAGTTTCATCTTTCTCTCCTTATTGCCGGACATGTTCGTACACATAACGACAACTTTGAACTCAGTCTATGGTCTTGGTGTAATAGAAGCTTTCGCTGGCCTCGCAGGCGACCGGCAGGCCCTCGGCCCACGGTGGGAGGTCCAACATAGCCGTCTCCATGGCCTCACGGCCAGCCGCTACATCTGGTATGCTGGCCAGCCCGATGACCTCATCGTGCGTGTGCCCAACAACCAGTTGTGGCCACTCATCCTCAAGACGCCAGATCGCGTGGCGCAGCAGCGAGCCGGCGACGGCCTGCACGGCATTCTCGACCAGCGTGCCATACCACAGCGCCGCGCGGCCGTAGCCGCGCCGGTAGGTCAGCTGATCCTTGACCTCAATCTTGCCCGTGATCTTGTCGCGACGCTCGCGACGCTCCCACTTCAGCACCGGGTAGAGCAGCGGCCGCCCGTCGGGCAGGATGCAGACCAGCGTGCCGTGCATGTAGTCGGGCAGGTAGACATAGGTCAGGCGCGATCCCACCGCCCGAGGCTGCCCCGGATTGTGCATGCACCAGATCGCGGCCTCCCACGTGTCGTCCCAATACCGACGCGCCCACGGGTTCACCTCGCGCCACTTGCCCACGATCTCGCCGGCCTCGCCCTCGGTGAAGCTGGCCCCATAGTTCCGCGCCATGGCGAACAGGGCACCCTTGCCGCCACCGAAACCCAGCGACAGGACGGGCACTTTGCCGTGGCTCTGGCGCTCCGCCTTGGTCACGTTCTTGGGGTCTTTGTTGAGGATCGAGCCGGCCTGCCGCTTGTAGATGTCGGGCAGCGACGGGTCGGCGTCATTGGCGCGGAAGATGTCCAGCACCGGCTTGGCCCCGAACGCCTCGCCCAGCCACGGCAGGACGCGCGCCTCGATGGCGCTGTAGTCGGCCCAGATCATCTTCTGCCCGGCGGGCGCGACGAACACGGGACGGATCAAGCGCGACAGCGTGCGGCCGACCGGGCCATGCTCGGCGATCTGCGGGTAGCTGGCTCCGCCCACGATGGCGTCGATGATGGCCAGTTCCTTGTCCTGATCGCCGACCGTCGCGCGCGTCAGGTTGTGGATTTGCAGGCCACGTGAACTGAACCGGCCCGTCGCCGCCGCGCCGGCGAAGACGTACTGACCACGCAAGCGGTCGCCTTCAGACACCATCGGCAGCAGCTTGGTGAACTTGCGCGGCGTGGCGCTGGCCCCGTAGGCCCGCACCTGCAGCACCTGATACACCTGCCACTCGACGTCGGTCAGGCCAGCCTCGCCATCCAAACGCTCGAGGTACGCGATCAGGTCTTCGACCCGCGACCGCTCGAGCGAGTGTTTCTCAAGGCGCACGATGCCGTCGCCTTCCTCTTCCTGCTCTTCGACCACCTCGCGCAGGAGGATCGCCTTGGCATCAGACAGGTGGTCAACGCGATCCAGCACCCACGCGCACAGGGCCTCATGCTGGTTGACGCTGTACAGCGCGCCCTCGGTCAAGCGGGCGATCTCGGCATTGGCTCGGTCGGCATTCTCTTCCGCCAGAGCCGACGCCGCTCGGGCAAACTCAACATCGACCGGCATGCCGGTGTCGTTGACCCGCTCGCTGGCCCAGTACTGCCGCCACTCCATCAGAGACAGCGGCAGCGTGGCCTGCCACACCGTCCGCATGGGCGGGATGTCGTCGAGGGCATAGAGGCAGAAGGCCTCCCACGCCTCGGGATGCTCGGCCGGCGCGGCAAAGGGTCGCACGCAGAACTGCTGGATCAAGCGCTTCCCCTCGGGCCGCTTCTGCACCTCGGCGTGGGCGATCCGCCCGGCGCTGGCCAGATCGGGCGGCAGGTGCGACCGCACGGCCTGCACCATGGCGTCAAGGAAATGCTCGGGCTTGGCGTCGAGGTATCCGATCATGCCGCGCGACAGCGCCTTTCGGTCGAAGGCGGCATTCCACGCCACGAACCACGCCTCGCCCGCCTCGACGCGCTCCAGATGAGCCAGCAGGTCATCGGGCGCGTCGTTCCAATCCAGCCACGCGCCAGCGTGGGCCTGATCCTGTGACCATATTTGCACCGGCCCGTCGCCGATGGCGTAGGTCACGATCATCACGCGGAAGGCCGGATCGGCGCTGTAGGGGTAGATGCCGGTGGCCTTCAGATCGGCCCCCGACAGGGTCTCGGTGTCGATGAAACAGAGGCGATCAATGTCGTTGGGGAGGAAATCAGACATCAGTGCTTCACCGCGCTAATCGGTTCGATCATGCGGTCGAACAACTCATCCGCCACCGCGTCGGCGACGCTGGAACACAGTGGGCAGTCGCAGAAGTTCCCCATATCGGCGACGATCTGCGACGCGCCCCACATGACGCCGACGGCGACAGACACGGGCACGTCGTGCTTAGTGCCCCACTCGCCAAGCCCAGTCAGTAACGGCTTCAGCAGCGCGTACAGCTCATTCCACGCCTGCGGCGTAATCACCACAGCCCTATATTCCTCGTCGGTCATGTCCTGTCTCCTATCAGCGCGTCCACCTCGGCGCGCGTTTTCACGAAGTGATGTTCGCAGCCCAGTGCCAGCAATCTCTTGCGCCACCAGTGCTGCAGGGCCGAGATCACGCCACCCTTCGGTCGCTTCAACTCGACGAATACCACACGCGGCCCCGGCAACACGATAAGCCTGTCAGGTACTCCACGCAACCCCACAGGGGATAGTTTTATACACACCCCTCCCAGACCCTCTACTTGCCCACGCAAGTATTCCTCTATTGACGCCTCTCGACTTGCCACTTATGTTCCCCCTCACTGGAACCTGAGGAGTACGACATGATCGACCTTGACGCAATGCGTCTGCCAGAAGCGGAGGCCAAGCGGGAGCAGGTGAAAACCTTCCTGACGCCAGAGGCACGCGCCCGCGTCAAAGCGGCTGCGGCATTCACGGGACGCCCCGAGTACGTCATCATCGAGGCCGCCGTCATGGCGGCCGTGCCTGACGTCCAAAGCGCGGGCTGACACAGATACGACCCGTGCCGGATCGGGACCATCCGGCATCGAACGATTGGAGGAAACCATGTTCGGCAAACTGAAAGAGCGACTGACGGGCGGCGCGGCGCGCCTGAACGGCAAGATGGACCTGCTGGAGGGCGTCTGCGCGGCCTGCGTGCTGGTTGGCGCGGCGGACGGCGACATGTCCGATGATGAGGGCGCGGTGGCGCTGGATCGCCTGATGAACCATGAGGTGCTGTCGAAGGCATTTTCGGGCACGCAGATCGAGGCGGCCTTCGACAAGCAGGCCAAGCGCGCGAAGAGCGGCATGTCTGGCCGGCTGGCGCTGCGTCGCGAGGTTGAAGACGTGAAGGGCAAGTCCTCGGCCGAGGATTGCGAGATGCTGCTGGTGATCGCCATCGACGTGGCGGCCGCCGACGGTGACATCGGGGCCAAGGAGCAGGGCGCGCTCAACACCATCGCGCAGACCATGGGCCTCTCGCTGAGCCGGTACATCTGATGGAGAACCTGCCCAACATCAGGAAACTGGCGTTGTGGGTGGGTGGGCCGATCTTGGCGATCACACTTGTGTGGTTGGTCGCCAAGACCCTCCTTCCGTTCGCCATCGGCGTCGTCTGCGGCGTGGCCGCGCGTTACTTCTGGGACAACAGATCATGAGCAAAGGCGAATACCGGGTCGGTATCAAATTCAACCCGTCGGCCGACGACCATGTCGGGCAGATCAAGCGCATGGCCGCTGACCTGATCGACTACATCGAGACGATCCGCGCCAGTGGTGACGGTCATGACCAAGTGACGGAGGTGCTTAGGCTCCGCGCGCTGGCTCAGACCGCTATCGAAGACGGCGCGATGTGGGCGGTGAAGGCTGCCACCAAGCCTGAGCCGGGGGTGTGACATGAGCGATGAGGGGCTGACGTGGGACGAAGGGACGGCGCTCTTGGCGCAAGTGCAGGAGCAGCTGCTCGCCAAGGGCGTCCGCCTCTCTGTCGGGGCCTGCGGTTGCTGCACCAGCCCGTGGGTGCGGTTCGAGATTGATGGGGTGATCATGCCCATGCTCGAGGGCCACAACATCAACATGTTTGAAGACGAAGAAGGTTAAGGAAACAGGAATGACCGACCACATCACACCTGAAGAACACAGCGACGTCGTCGGCGGATCGACCGCCGCGCGTCGCATGGGCTGCCCGGCATCCTACCGGCTGGAGCAGCTGGTGCCGAAGGATGAGCGCGGCAGCGCCTATGCCCGCGAGGGCACGGCCCTGCACGAACTGATGGCCATGACACTGCGCGACGGCATCGAGCCGACGTCGATCCTGCCGTACACTTTCACGGCCGCCGACGGGTCGTGGTCGTTCACGGTGGATCGCGAACTGTGGGACGACAAGGGCGAGCCGGCGCTGGCGGCCTTCGACCGCTTCTGCGCCCAGATGGAGGCCGCAATCGGCGACGACATGCACATGCTGGTCGAGCGTCGTGTGGCCGTGCCGGGCATCGAGGGAGCCTTCGGGACGTCCGACATCATCGGCCGCTGCGGCGGCGAACTGTTTGTCATGGATTGGAAGTTCGGCTTCAAGCCCGTGTCGGCCGAGGCCAACAAGCAGCTGATGTTCTATGCCGCCGGTGCTTTGAACACCGAGCGGGCGTGGATCACCGAGGAACTGGCCGATGACCCGACGACGCCCGTCACGCTGGCCATCATCCAGCCGCTGAACGTGCAGAGCGGCAAGGAGATCGTCGCGCACTGGGAGACCACCTGCGGCGATCTCGCCACCTACATGGCGGAACTGCAGGCGGCCGTGGCCGAGGCCAAGACGCCAGACGCGCGGATCGCGAAGGGCACGTGGTGTGACTTCGCGCGCTGCAAGACCGTCTGCCCGCTCCACCTCAATGCGGTGGGCGTGCTGGGCGACAAGCTGGCCGAACTGAAGGCGCGGCAGGCGGCGTCAAACGGATCGCCCGAGGATCGCATCGAGTGGGGACAGCGCTTCGCTGAACTGCTGGAGATGGCCGAGTTGGCCGAGCCACTGGTGGCCGAAGTGTTCGCGCAGGCGCACGCCTACGCCGAGCAGGGCAGCCCGATCCCCGGCTGGGCACTGGAGGCCAAGAAGGCCGGCAACCGTTCGTGGGCCGTGGAAGAGCGGCTGCTGAAGCTGTTCTTCAAGCGGCACCGCATCAAGCAGGACGAGTGGACCGACCGCAAGATCAAGTCCCCCGCGCAGATCGAAAAGATCGTCAAGGCGCGCGGCGTTCAGCTGCCGAAGCACTACGTCGCGGCCGGCGTGTCGAGCGGCACCAAGCTGTCGCGCAGCGAAAAGGTGAAGAAGCCGGTGCAGTCTGTGCCCGAGCGTCTGCGCGCCCTGTCGGACGCGCTGCTGGGCCGCAAGGCCTAAGAGATGGCGGCACCTGCCCAGTGGTGCGACGCGGCGCTGCCGCTTGAAGTCAGGATATAGGAAACAACATGTCCAACGCAGTCACGACCCCGAACGCCGGCGGCCTCGCCGCCCTCCAAAGCCTCCGCACGGGCCTCCAGCAGGTACGGGCCACCATCCCCGCCAGCGTGGGCGGCACGCCCCTCCTGCGCCTCCTGAAGGACGGCCAGTGGGTGGCTGGGGCTGAAGACACCGCGCTGCCGGCTGGCACCGAGGTGATGATCAACCCGATGTCGTTCCAGAGCGGCTACAGCTGCTGGACCAACCGCGCGCCGGGCCAAGGCAAGAACGAACTGATGGGCGAAGAGATGTGGGGGATCGGCGCGCCGAAGCCGCCGGCATCGACGCTGCCCATCCACCACGACCCGCGCACGCAAGACCTGTGCGCGTGGAAAGACGCTATGGGCGTGGACATCAAGGTGCTGGATGGCAGCATGATGGGCCAGCAGGTGCTGTACAAGGCGACGTCGGTCGGCGGCATCCGCGCCCTGACGACGCTGCTGGATGCCATCATGGCGCGTCTGGACAGCGGCACCGAGTACGTCTGCCCCGTCGTGTCGCTCGGCTCGGACAGCTACCAGCACCAAAGCTACGGCCGCACCTACGTGCCGGTGTTGGACATCGTCGGCTGGGCCAACATGCAGGGCATCGAGGAGGCCGTGGTTGGCGGCGCGCCGCCCCCGGTCGATAAGGTGGTCAAGCAGCCCGAGCCGGAACCGCAGCCCGTTGCGGCTGAGCCGGTCGGCCGTCGCCGTCGCATCTGACCAGATACCGCCGGGGGTCGGGTTGTAACCCCCACGCCTCCCTGCCAACTACCCCGCCACGTCTTGAAGCGACCGTGGCGGGGGCCTTTCCCACCAGACTGTGAGGGCAGACATGCTGAAGGATGAGACGATACCGCAACACCTGATGGTTGCGTGGGTGCGATGGCACAACGACAACCCAGATTTCTACCGCCTTTTCTGCCGGTTCACGCATGAGGCAATTTCGCGCGGCCACAGGAACCTGAGCGCGTGGTTGATTGTCAACCGCATCCGCTGGGAGACCAGCGTTGTCACGCACGGCGACGTGTTCAAAATCAGGAACGACTACATCGCGCTTTTCTCGCGTCTCTTTATGCGGGACAACCCGCAATATAAGGGGTTCTTTCGCACCAGACCGATGGGCGGACGCCGCGCGCGCCGCGACGATTACTACGATTGAGGCAACCGCTATGAGCGAAGACGTTAAACTGACCCTGATCATCTGCCTGACCACCGTGATCTGCGTGGCTCTCATGAGCAGCTGCGCCTCGAACGTGAGTATGTTCTGATGCGACGCTTGATCCTGATCCTCCCCCTCGCCGCCTGCGTGCCGCACGTTGATCCGTGCCGCCCGTGGCCATCCTGCAACCCTGCCGTGGAGTATTGCCGCTGTGTCGAAACTGATCGTGATCATCATTCTCTGGTTCGCGGTGATGTACCTGATCACTCAGGCGATGATCACGGCCACCACGGTGGGTCTTCTGATGATAATGGGGATGTGAGCGATGGCTGAGAAACCTGAAGGTCCGATCTGGATCGACATGGGCCAGATGATGTCTGAGCAGCTCACCATCCAGCAGGTTCTCAGGGTGGCGGACCTCGCTCTGAACCGTCTGGACATGCGCGCCATTGGTGAAATCTTTGGCGATGTGGGTCTTACGCCACGCCTGGAGCTGGTGGACCGTGAGCAACGGTAGCGAGCTCAAGTCCAAGGCTGCCATGGCGCTGCGTGCGGCGGGATACTTCCCCCTGCCGCGCCTTTGGGTGACGAACGAGCAGATGGACCTCATCGTCTATATGGCGAAGCAGAACGAGGCCGAGGTAAACAGGATCAGGGCCGCCGCGCGGGCGGCCGATGCACCGAAACTGACACGTGAACAGGAGATCGAACAGGCATGGCTGATGATTGGAAGGGCGAACACTTGATCCGCAAGAGCGTGACCAAGACCGAGAGCAAGAGCGAGGTGCGCCGGCTGGTCAGCACCATCGCCCACAACAACCGCCGCGCGGCGGGCATCCCCCACCCGGCCGGCAAGGCCCACGGCCGGTTCATACTGTCGGCCCTGATCGACCTGACGCGGGGGAAGCGCGATGCGTGACCGCAGCCAGCTTCGCCCGGTCCAGCTGCGGCTGATCAGCGAGATGAAGACCAGCGCCGGCGTCGGCGTCGTGCTGGGCATGGGTGGCGGCAAGACCGCCTGCGCCTTGACCGCCATCGCCGATCTGCTGGCCGCCGGCGCGATCCGGGCCGCCATCGTCGTCGCCCCCAAGCGGGTGGCGCTGTCCACGTGGCCGCGCGAGGTGGTGATGTGGTCACACCTCGCCCACCTCGATGTCGGCATCCTCGGCGGCGACCGCGACCGGCGCGCGGCGGTGCTGCGGGAGCCGCACGACATCTATGTCTGCGGCATCGACAACCTGCCGTGGCTGCTGGACGAACTGAAGGCCCTGCCAGACCATCCGGGGCACGACCAGCTGGTCATCGACGAACTGTCGCGCTTCAAGAACCCGCGCGGATCGCGCGCCAAGGCGCTGAACCGCCGCAGCCAGACGTTCGGGGCGATCTGGGGCCTGACCGGCACACCGCGCCCCGGCGGCTGGGAAGACCTCTGGATGCCGCTGCAGATCGTCTCCCGAGGCCATGCGTGGGGCCTGACCTTTGACCCGTGGCGGCAGCGCCATTTCGAGGCGCTGGACTACCACGGCCGAAAGTGGGCGGTGCGCCCCGAGGCGATCCCGCACCTGCGCGCCGTCATCGATGCGTGGGTCGTGACGATCCCGCCCGAGGATACGGTCGATGTGCCCTTCGTCTCTGGCCCGGATCACGACATCATCGTGCCGCTGTCGCCGGCCGCGCGGGCGGATGCCGACAGCATGGAGCGCGATCTGCTGATCAGCCTCGGGCGCGAGGGCACGCTGGCCGACATCGACCCCAGCGACGACGCGGTCATTGTGGCCCTGTCGCAGGCCGTGGCGAGCGGCAAGCTGTCCCAGATCATGCAGGGCTACGTCTACCAAGATGGGCAGGCGGTGCAGCACTACGACGCGGCCAAGTCCGACGCGCTGGTGGATTTCATCGCCGATCTGGACGGGGAGCCGCTGATCGTCTGCTACTGGTATCAGGAAGACCTCGAACTGCTGCGGGAACTGTACCCCAACATGCCGCACCTCGGCGCAGGTGTCAGCGACAAGCGGGCCGACCAGATCATCGAGGATTGGAACGCCGGCCGCCTGCCGCTGCTGGCCCTGCACCCGGCCAGTGCCGGGCACGGCCTGAACCTGCAGTTCGGCGGCGCGCGGATGATCTGGTACGCCATGCCATGGTCGCCCGAACTGTACGCCCAGACGGTCAAGCGGCTGGCTCGGCCGGGGCAAACCAAGCCGGTGTTCGTCCACCGCCTGCTGGCGGATCACCCATACGAGCAACTCCGCCTGCGGCGGGTGGAGAGCAAGATCGACGCCGAGCAGGATTTCATCAAAGACCTGAGGAGCATCTGATGACCTACCCCCTAGACACTGACCGTCTGGTCACGTGGGCCGTCGATCTGGCGCGCCACGTGGCCAAGCTGTCCAAAGACCCCTCGACGCAGGTGGGGGCGGTCGTCTTCGACAGCCGCCGCCGCTTTGTCAGCGCCGGCTACAACGGCCTGCCGCGCGGCGTGGAGGATCATCCCTCGCGGCTCTTCGACCGGGACGTTAAGTACAAGATGATCCGGCACGCGGAGGCCAATGCGCTCGCCTTCGCCACGGCCCCGCTGGAGGGGGCCACGCTGGTCGTGACACACCCCTGCTGCGCCCAGTGCGCTGGGGCGGCCATACAGGCCGGGATTGCGCATCTGGTGTGGCCGGCACCCGACGACGCCTTCACGGGCCGCTGGGCCGACGACATGCGGCTGGTGCGCGAGATGTGCAGTGAGGCGGGGGTCACCATCCATGAAGTCTGATGAGTACTACAAGCACGTCGTGGCCACGACCATGACGGCGGAGGAACTGGACGAGATTGCCCCCGAGATGCCGCGTAAGGGCGTCATTGAGGTCTGGCCCGAGGGACGTAAGGATGACGGCGACAAGCCCCGGCACGACCTGATCCCGCCCGAACTGAATGACGCGGTGGCGCGCGTCCTGACGTTCGGGGCGGGCAAGTACGGTGACCGCAACTGGGAGCGGGGCATGCGCTGGGGCCGCGTCTTTGCCGCCCTGATGCGACACCTGTGGGCGTGGTGGCGTGGCGAGCGGGCCGACCCGGAGACGGGCATGTCGCACCTGTGGCACGCCGCCTGCTGCCTGACGTTCCTGATCGCCTACGAGGCGCGCCAGATCGGCGAGGATGATCGACATAAGGTACTTGACCCAGTACCTAAGACACCTTAAGTAGGTGTTCAGGGGCGGCGGACAGCGTCGCCCCGCCCAGACAGGAGACAGGACATGACACTGCGCGCGATCAACACCGAGTGGAAGTACGTTAAATCCTACGCGACCGAAGCGAACCTGATGAAGCGGATCGACGAGGATCGCGACATGTACCCCGGCCACAACGACCGCTTCATGGTCGTCCGCACGCCCGAGGGCCGCTGGACCGCCATCGTGTCGCTGGACAGATCAACCGGCGGCTACGCCGGTCGGTACGAGGGGTTCATGAAGGTATGACCGACATCGAACGCATCCTCGATCAGCTGGGCGTCCGCGCCCAGCCTACCCCCACCAAGCAACCCACGTCGCGCCCGCCGGGACCGTCCAGCCAGTGGCCGGGCATCTGGTATCGCGACGGCGACATCCCGCACTGAGGAGGACCGACGTGAGATTTGACCCCGAACTGGCCCGCACCTTAGACGCCACCGGCAAGCCGTGGCACACCACCAAGGGGAGCCGGCACACCAAGCTGTTTCTCGGCGACCGCTTGGTCGGCATCCTGCCCCGCAGCGGGAAGCTTGACGACACCCGAGCCTCGCGGGCGAAGAAAAACCTGCTGACCCAAATCCGCCGCGCGGCGCAAGACATGGAGACGAACAGATGAGACAGCAAATCCTCGAGGCCGAAGTGGCGGCCCTGCGCGCCGAGATCGCCCGCCGCGACGCGCGGCCCCTGCCCGACCTGCAGACCTACGGCCGCGACGTTGATGACGTCGTGGAGGCGATCCGCCGGCGCGGCATCCACCCCAGCGAGGTGGCGTGGCTGGCCGACTTCATCGAGGCGCTGTCGAAGTTCGACATGCGCCAACACTAAAAAAGTGCGTCCGACTTCACAAAGGTACTTGAACAGGTACGCAAGACGCCTTAGATAGGTTGCACGGGCGGCGGTTGTCGCCGCCCACCAAACAGGAGACAGGACCATGAACATGAACACCCGCTACGGCTTCGCCCGCAACGCCGCCCTGACCGAGGCTGAACTGCACAAGCTGGCCCCGTCGCTGTTCGCGACCGAGGCCCACGACAGCCGCTCGGATCGCTTCGTGCCCGTGCCGACCATCGACATCGTGCGCGGCCTGCAGAAGGAGGGGTTCGAGGTGTTTTCGGCGCAGCAGGCCAAGACCCGCGACGCCTCCAAGCGTGACTTCACCAAGCACATGGTGCGCCTGCGGAACCCGTCGTTCCGCCAGATGGCGAACGGCGACACCTTCGAGATCGTGCTGGTCAACGGCAACGACGGCTCGTCGGCCTACCGCATGATGCCGGGCTTCTTCCGCATGGTCTGCGCGAACGGCCTGATCGTCGGCGAGACGCTGAACGAGGTCCGCGTGCGCCACAGCGGCAACGCCCTGCAGGACGTCATCGAGGGCGCGTACACGGTGCTGGAGGATGCGCCCAAGGTCGCAGATCGCGTCGATATGATGCGCTCGCTGTCGCTGACCCGCGATGAGGCTCTGGCCTTCGCCACGGCCGCCCACCAGCTGCGCTTCCCCACCGCCGCGCTCGACATCGAGGATGCCGCGTTCAGCCCGGCCCCGGTCGAGCCGATGCGCCTGCTGTCGGCCCGCCGCGTCGAGGATGTCAACGAGCGTGGCAACCTGTGGGGCGTCTTCAACGTCGTGCAGGAGAACGTGATCCGTGGCGGCCAGAAGGGCTGGGTCGAGCGTCAGGACGGCCGTGGCCGCACGCAGGTCCGCCGCGCCTCGACCCGCGCCGTGGCCGGCATCGACGGCAACCGCGATCTCAACCGCGCCCTGTGGACGCTGGCCGAAGAGATGGCAAAGCTGAAGGTGGCGGCATGATCCGCGAGTGTCTGGAGGCGATCCTGTGGGTCGCCTTGCTCTTCTGGCTGCTGTACGCGGGATTGTGGATGACGCCGGGTCTATGACCCGGCGTCTGCCGTTTCCTCGTAGATCGTCAGGTTCATCCCGCCGATGATCTCGTGGAAGTGGCTGTAGCCATCCCCCTCGCGGAAGTTGTATGTCAGCACATCGACGATGGGCTGCGCCTCGGGGGTCGGGTTTGCCACCATGTCGATGAAGGTCTGCGTCACGTCAGCCCGGCACCCGTAGTGGCTGATGGCGGTGCCGTCGGGCGTGAGGGGGACCGAGTAGTTGTTCGGCCCCCAGCCCATGCTTTCACCGAAGGCGTTGGCCGTATCACGATCCGCTGCGGGTACGATGAGAACTGCGCTGGTCATTAGTACGCCCCCGTCTTGCTGTTGACCCACGTCTCGGTGGCGGTGATGTCCGCCGCTGTGGTCGGCGCGCCCCGCACGATCAGTTGGTAGAGGTAGCCGTTGAAGGGAAGCGATGCGCCGCCACGACGACCGATGTAGAGGGCTGCGTTGGAGAAGTTGCCCGTGCCTTGGTCGGCAGAAGCGGTTGCAACCTGAACGCCGTTTGCACGCAGGGTCGCCACGTCGCCAGAGATGTCGCCGATACCTGTCAGGACGTTAGTGATTGGGGCGGGGAAGCCGGAGGCTGATGTGCCTTGGAGGGATGTGCCGCCGGAGGCGAACTGAAGGGTGGGGGACGCGGCTACGGGGGCGTTAAGTTGGAAGAAGCCAGTGGCGGCTGGCGGTCCAAGTTCAACCACCATACCCCGCGCCGCATCGCTCAGCTTCCGCACCCCGGCGAAGACGGTCATCTTGTCGGCTGGGCGGATGATCTCTTTGACGGAGATGTTGTCGATGCTGGTGACGCCACTTGTCACCGTCGAAATCTGAATGTGTGTCGTTGTGGTGGTGGCGATAAAGTTGATAGACAGGGACGCTCCTGCGCCAGCCGCAAGGTCTCCCGCTGCGGGAGATGTGCCAACCGCGTAATCGACAGAAGCCGAGGCCGTGTAAGAGATGCGATAGCTTCTGCCAATCACTGTTGTGAAAGACGTTCTTGCTCTCGCTCTCGCCACCCCGTCCGACGTAAGAAGCCCCGCCCCAGAAGGCGCAGTAAACGTAGCGGGGGCCGTGCTGTTATCAGTCCACCCCGTCGTGCCGGACGAGAAATCACCATTCGTGACCAGTTCAGACCCAAGCTGCTCATACCCAGCAAAATCCACGCTCGGCGTCTGCATGAAGTCGTCCACGCCGTCGAACAGCAGCGCGCCAACCTGCGCGTAGGGCGGCTGGGCGATGTTCGTGTTGGCGTAGTTGAACTGGTAGGCCGTGCGGGCTGCGGCGCGCTCGAATTGGAGGGCCTTGATGCGGATCGTGTAGTTGACCGTATCTCCAATACCAGTGCGGAGTATTATATTGCCATAAGATTGGTTGGAGGCCGCGTTCGCCAAAGTGTATGTCAGAGTGATCAATGTCTCAGTTGCTGGGCCTGTTGCGGTGCCAACACTGTTTTCAACAAACGTAGATGGCGCAGTCTCGCCGTAAACTTCCGCTCTAACCCCACATTGAGAGGGGGGAATGGAACCTGAGATTACCTGAGCCAAAAAGGACGTTGTAAACACCTGCCCGACGGCGGCTGCGGCTCTGGAGTTTGTGCCAACGTATGGGCTGAACGATGCGACAGCCGAGGCTGTCCCAACCGCAGAATAATCTGCATATGGCAATCCATCCGTGCCGACCCCGGACGCCACCTTTGTGTATGTGACACCATTAATCGTTAGGCCAGATTGCCAGTTGGAGACATCCGCCACACTCGCCGACCCGTTCGCCAAGTTCCGCACGCCATTGGCGGGCAGCAGGGCGTACTTCGGCTGGGAGCCAGCCGTGGGCTGCGTGGCGTGGTTGCCGCCCCCAGACTTGTCGCTAACCCTCGCCACGGACTGCCCCGGAGCTGTCACAGGCGTGGTGCCTGCGGTGTCTTGGAAGAGGGTGGTCGGATCGTTGGGGTCGAGGGCGACCCCCGGCTCGCCGTTGGCGAATAGGGGATCAATGGCGAGCCGAGCGATGTGACGATCCACCTTGGCGATGCCGTCCGCATAAATCCAGTCCCGGCTGAACTCGTCGTTCGGCAGGGCGATGTTGTTCTGCGGCACGTGCCAGCGGTGCGTCGGTACGTTCAACTCGTCGGCCATTTTAGAACCCTTTCACGCGGAGACGGGCGAAATCGCCGTCAGCCAGCTTCTTCTTGACGTACTCGGCAAAGGCCTGCGTGCCGACAGCCTCGCCACACTCGGCCGCCCACTGCTCGGCAACAACGAGCGGGATGCGGCCCGCCAGACGGAACTTGGCGTCGCCGTGCATCGACGGCGCGATGCTGGCCAGCTGCTGGTTGTCATCCAGCAGCGCCTGAACGTCTTGGTGGCGGTTGATGATCAGCTTGCCGTCTTCCTCGAACATGCGTTCGGTGACGTCATAGTGCTTGGTGAACTCGGTCACTGCGCCGGCTCGTCGTCAGCGGCCGCGCGGCGGCGGCGCGGGGTCGGGATGACGGGATCGCCCCCGGCGGGCGCGACGTCGAGGGCCTCGGCAAAGCCGTTGGCGATCAGCGCCTCGGCCTCGTCGGCGGGCACATCGATCTCGGCCCCAAGGGGGTGTGGCAATCCGGCGGCCCAAGGCTCGCGGTCGGTGGTGATCTTGATCAGGGTCATGGTGTCCTCCAGCGGGGTGTGTGGGCGGCCCCGTAGGGCCGCCCCGGTGGCGCAGATTACAGCGCGCCGTTGATGTCGGCAATGATGCCGTGGGCCTTCTCGGTGTCCACCTGCAGGCCGTATTCGACCGAGATCATGCGACGCTCGGCGTGGCCGGTGCGAGCCAGCGGCTTCTGCTTCACGTTCTGCAGGAAGCCGATGCGGGCGTAGTTCGGGTCCAGAACGAACACGTCGCGGGCGGCCACGGTGCGGGTTTCAAGGAAGCGCGACGGGACGATCTGCAGCGTGCCGAAGTCAGACACGTAGACGTCAATCGCGGCGTTCAGCTTCTTGCTGTCCGTCATGTCCTGATACTTGGTGGCCGAGCCGGTGAAGGTCGAAGAAATCTTCTGCTTCACGGCCGAGCCGCACAGGACGATGGACGGCTCCGCGCCGTTGTTCCAGCACGACGCGATGACGTCCTTCAGCATCTGCTCGGTCAGCGCCCGCACGGTGCCGTCAGTGGCGGCCGCGTTCGGGAAGCCGGCCGTGGTGCCCGACAGCGTGCCGTTGGCACCGCTGACGCCGCGCGAGGTGTTGGTCCGCAGGAAGGCCGGCAGGCCAGCGGTAACGCGGGCGGTCGTGGTGTTGCCGGCGACGGCAGCCACGTTGGACACCAGCATGACTTCCATGTCGCGCTTTAGCTCGCGCAGCTTGAACGCTACCTGTTTTGCGATGGTCTGGACGTCCGCTGCGCCGTTGACGGCTTCGTTGGTGTCCGACACTTCGACCACTTTGTCCGAAATCTGGGTGTAGTTTGCCAGACGGACGGCGTTGGTCGGCGCGTCGTTGCCGGGGGCAGCTTCACCTTCCAGAACGCGGTTGGTGGCCGGCGCGGCCAGATCGACGGTCGGCCACTCGAAGTAGGTGTTCGACACCGACTTGCGCCCGATGGCCGCTTGGAACGGCGTCTCGGTGCTGGAGATCGAGATGTAGGCGTCCTGCAGGTCTTCGCGGATCGTGGTGACGTCGTAGCGGGTGTTGGTGTTGGCGTTCACGGCCATGATAAGTCCCCTTTCAGAGGGTTGGGATTACATCAGGAGGAACCGGGCGACGTCATCGACCGATCCCGTGCGCTTCATCTGAGCCTTCGCCTTTTCCGCCTGCTTGGCTTTCCCCTGCTGCGGCTGCGGCTTCACTCCCGGCTTGATCGTCGGGGTCTGCTGCCGCTGCGCCGGCGCTGGTGCCACCGCCTTGCCTGCCATCAGCCGCCGGTATTGGGCAGCGTCGTGCAGGACGCGGAGCGCGCGGTAGTCGGTGACCCCGCGCAGTTCCTCTTGGGTGTAGCCATACGCCTCAGTCCCAGCCGCAAGCAAATCCTGCTTCATCCGCGCGGCCGTTTCGGGCTTTGCGAAGGCAGGGATGGCCTGCGCCAGCAGCTGGTGCTGTTCGGCGAGGTAGGCCAAGCGGGTCCGTTCGTCCGCCTGTTCCTGCCGCGCGTTCAGTTCCTGCAGCGCTGCTTGGGTCTGCTGGTATGCCGCGAGGTCGTTGTCGTACTGGACGCGGGCCTCAAGGTAGCCAATGGGGTCGGATTTCAGCATCGCTTGGTCTGGTGCCTTGGGCGGCTGCATGGGCAATTGGCCCGTCTGCGCTGCCTGCACAAATTGCGCGATCTGCTGGCGTTCGCTCTGGAGGGCAGAATAGACCTGCTCGACCTCTTGCCGGGCCGAGGCGACCTGTTTCATGCCCTGTTGGATGTAGGCCTGTCCCGAGTAGCCCCGGAGTAGTTCCGAGAGGGGCACCTGCTGGTCGCGGCCATCCACCTTGACGGTGAACAGCTGCTCGGCTGGCTCCTCTTCATCAACGTCCGCTTCGCTCTCGTCTTCGCCTTCGTCCGCATCGGCGTCGGCCTGTTCAGCCTCCGCCTCGTCCGCGTCGGACTGGTTTTCTGCGTCGGCCTCAGCCTGCACCAGTTCCTCGTCGGTGTTTTCATCTTCTTGGGTCGGCCCCTCAATCAAGCTGGCCGCCACGGCGTCGATGTCGTTTCCGTTCAATGCAGTCGTGTCAGACACGGTGCTGCCCCTTTTCATTCCGCCGCTCAAGTAGCTTCCCGTCCACGATGTACGAGGTCAGCTGGTCCTTAAGAAGGCGCAGCGCTCGGACCATCCGATGCGCTTCCATGAGTTGTTCAGCACTGCACACTTGTTCGGTGAACAGGCTGATCTGTTCATTTTCTACCACATCGAAGGCCTCTTTGAACAGAGGGTCTTCCAGAAGAGCCTTTGCCCGCTGGGCGCGCAGCGCGGTGTCCATCACATGCCGCCCCCGCTAGGCCCGGCCGCCGGCGGCTGCGCGGCGATCTGCATGGCCTGCCCGTTCATCTGCTGCTCGGCCTTGATCTTGGCCGTATCGACGGCGACGCCGTACTTGGCCGCGATCTGGGCCATGGCGATCTCCATGTCCTGCAGCATGCGGTCGCGCTCGCGGTCGTCCTGCATCTGGGCCTTCTGCCACTCCAGCATCATGCGCTGGCTGTCGCTCTGCAGCTTGGCTTGCGCCTTGATCTGCTCGGCCGCCACCATGGCTTGCGCCGGATCGCCCTGCTGAGGCTGTCCGCCGGGCGCGCCCTGCTCGGCTCCCGGCTGCGCCGGCTGCTGGGGCAGGAAGTACCGATCCACGTTCTGGATGCCGTTCAGCGCCAGCAGATCGCCCAGCGTGTTCCGCAGCTGCGGCAGGCCCGCCAGCGGGTTAGCGGGGCCGAAGTTCTGGATCGCCTGCAGCTGCAGCTGCAGGGTCTGGCCGAGGATCGCCGACTTCTGTTCCTCGCGGCCGGTGCCGAGGCCGACGTTGATGGTCGCGTCCAGTTCGGTGTCCCAGACACGCGGGTCCATGGGGACGTATGTGCCGTTGATCCGCATCATCTCGGCCCGCGTGCTGTGGCGCGACATGATCTTCAGGATTTGGCAGAACAGGCGGCGCATGCCGGTGTAGGCGAGGTTGGCCACCATCACCTCGATCTGGCCCGCCGCCGCGCTCACAGTGGCCGTCACGGCCGCGCGGGTGGTGGATTGCATGGCGTCGGGATCGAGGCCCATGCTGGCGCGTGTGACGCCGGTCTTGGTCTCGACCATCTGATCCACGTACTGCAGCGCCGGCAGGGTCTGCCCCGCGACGAACGGCACCGACAGATCGCGCAGCATGCCGGGCTGGCTGACCCGCACGATGCCGCCGATCTCGTTGTTCAGCAGGTCGTCGATCTCGACTTGACCCTTGACCGCCTCGATGCGGGGGTTGTTGGTCATCTGCACGTTGTCGAGGATGCCGCGCAGGATCGCGGTCGCCGCGTCCTGATCCTCGATGATGATCTCAACGAGGCTGCGACCAAAGAAGGTATCCGGCTCGGGGTCGATGTGCCAGCTGGCGAACGGGTGGTCATCCACCGGCTCGTATGACAGCAGGCGGTTGTTTGACCCGCCCAGCAGGATTTTGTGCAGGATCGGCGTGCCGGTGCCGTCGGCATCGATCCGCATGTAGGCCTCGGTGATGGTCACCAGCTTCATGGACGGGTCGTCGGCGCTCTCGTCCTGCTCGCGGTCGGGCACGTAGCGCCGGCGCTCTTCCTCTTCCTGATCCCGCATGTCGGGCGCGCCGCCGACATCCAGTTCCATAACCTCATCCTCATCGATGCCCATGGCGATGACGTCCGCCGCGCGCATCTCGGTGCGGTGGCCGATGACATAGAAGTCCTCGTCCGACTTAGCGCTGCGGCTGATGAAGAACTCCTCGGGCGCGACCGTGGTGATGCACAGCTTGCCAGACGGGTTGCGGCGCATGATGCGGATGTCGTGCAACTGCGGCAGCACCTCGGGCATCTGCGGGATTTGCGACGGGTCCACCATCTGGCCGGCGGCGGCGGCCTGCTGGGCCGCCTGCTGGGCCATCTGGACCTGCTGCTGCATCATGGCGATGGTTTCCTCATCCGGGCGCGCCGTCTCGCGGATCAGTTCGACGCCCTCGGATGACATCACGGCCTGATACTGCTGGTCATCCAGATCGGTGTAATCGTAGACGGTCGGCTTTTCGTACTCTTCCCAGTACGTCTTGGTGATGCCCACGATGTTGACCAGCGCGGTGTGCGTGACATCGCGCAGGATTTTGTAGCCGTTGTTCTGGCGGAACTTGGCCGTGGCGTAGGTGCCCGCCTGCTCCATCGAGGCCACGTCCTCGGGGCCACTGGGGATGAACTCCACCGGGCGATCCGACGTCATGAAGACGCGCTGGATTGACGGCTTGACGGCCCGGATGGTGTCGCGGCACTTCGTGGCGACCACGACGCTGCGGCCCTCTTCCTCGCCGATGTCCACCTCGCCGTTGACGTACCGCTGCGCCTTGATCCGGCGCGGAGCGATCTCGTCATCGATGAAGGCGATGGCCTCATCGACGGCCTGCCCCACGATGGCCTCGATGTCGTCGTCATCCATCGGCTTGTACAGCGCGGTCTCTTCCTCGCTGTTATCCTCGGCGCTGCCCTCTTCCATGACCATGGTCATCTCTTCGTCGGTCGCCAGTTCGACGTCGGGGCCGTACTTTTCGCGCTTTGCCATGTCTCGTCCCCGTTATCTTTGGTTCTGCTCGTTGCCCGGCTGCGCCATTTTCTGTGCCCCCGCGCTGGTCAGGTAGGCTGTCAGGGCCGCCCGCATGCGCTCCTTACCTTGGTCCGACAGCGGTCGGCCAGCGATAACCTTCTGGATCAAATCCTCAACGGCGCGCGTTTGCAAGGCCCCCGCCGCCACGTTTGCCCCGAGCGCGGTTGCACCGAAGGCCCCAGCTCCCGCCGCCGCGATGTACGGATCGCGCGTGGCCGCCATAAGCCCCGCGCCGATGGTCCCGACCCCCGTGCCCATAGACACCGGCCCGCGCGGCGCAAACTTACCCACAAACCGCAGGGCGTTGTCGATGGTGCCGCCGGCCGCGATCTGGTTGATGGCGGTGACTTCCTCAGGCGACCAGCCGGGTTCCTGCCCGCGAATGATCTTACGGGACAGTTCGCGGAACTGACCGCGCACCGCGTTTTCCATGCCGCTTTGGCTGAACTGGCCCGCGTTCACCTTGGCGATCTCCAGCAGGTCCGTCAGCGTCTCGCCCTTCATGGCCCGCTGATACATCGCGTTTGCGACCTTGATCTGGGGCGCAAGCTGGCTCGTCTCATCGTCGAACTCGGACAGGATACGCCGCAACACGACACCCTCGCTGGTGCCTGCGGCGTCTCGGGCGCGGGATGCGATCCCTTGCCGCGTCGCCAGCACCTGCGCCGGGTCGATCAGGTTCGACTTAGTGTACAAGTCGAGGATGTTCAGGACGCCCTGCACTTTAGTGTAGTCGGGGTCCAGCTGCCCGTTCGGCAACAGGATGCCTTGGTCCTTGGCGATGTCTCGCGCGCGCGCCGCAACCGTGCTGAAGCTGGTCGATGGGAACGCCAAGTTGGCCTGCCGAACGTCATCGTACAGGTCACTGGCCGCGCTTTTCAGCGCGTCGGGCGTCAGCGGCCCCTTGGGCAGTTTTGTGGTCAGACGCTCGACCGTGTTGCCGGCCAGCGAGCCGCCAAGCGACCCCACGATCTGGGCGACAGTTTCGGCCGTGGCGTTGTCAGGAAAAGCCAGAGACGCGACGCCCGCCGCCGCGCCGCCGCCCGCTGCGGCTGCCGTTTCGGCGGCCGCAAATTTGCCGGGGCCGGCACGGTACGCGGCCCCGACGTCGGCCGCCATGTTTCGACCGGCGTTCAGGATCGACGGCGCGGCCGTCGCCATCTGCGTCGGCGCGGCGGCCGCCATACCGACGGCCATAGGTACTGCTGCGCCCATCTCTTCCGTCGTGCGACGCAAGATTTTCTGGGCGTCGGTTTGCGGGGGCACGTCGCTGATCGCGTTGCCGCCCGAGATCAGCTGAAACAAGCTTTGCAGGCTCTGCGATCCGCCCACCGGGTTTTCACTGCCGAGGCCGACCTTGGACAGGCCGGCATTCAGGATGTCCACCGGCGCGCCAAACCCGCGCGCCATACCGACGTTGGCTCCCGTGACGCCCTGCGTCATGAGGTCCGTCGTGGGGATGGGCGCGATCTCGTTGGCTTTGGCCAACAGCGTCTGGGCGGCCGCCAGATCACCGGCCGCGATGGCGTTATCTACGCCCTGCAGCAGTTGCTCTCTAGTGAAGTCGGCCATGGTCTTACCCTCCCGGAATGTACGAATAGGGGTCGGCTGAACCGCCCCCGCCGGCGTTCCCGAAGAGCGGGTTCTGCTCGGCGTACCGCCGCATGACCATCGGCCAGTTGGCGTCCAGACGCCCCTTTTCGGCGATGTACTGATCGGCAAGCTGGGCCAGTTCGATCTTGCGCTGCGCGATCTTCTTCTGCGCGGACAGGATCATCTTGTTGCCCTGCACCGAGTTGTCGAGGTTGGCTGTCATGCTCATGATGAAGTCGCGGTCGGCGTTCGAGAACCCCGCGCCCAGCGAGCCGCCCAGCGACGCCATGACCGCTTGCGTGGACGCCGCGCGGAAGGCTTCGATGCTGCCGACGTCGGCGGGGTTCCCGCCCAGCGCCTCGACCAGCTTCTGCATCGAGACAACGGCATCCGTGCCGGTCCCGCTGCGGAAGTTCGGGTCGTTCATCAGCGTCTCCATCCGGCTCAGGTTTGCGATCTGGTCGCCGGCCGCCGCAGCGGCGTCCTGAAGCCCGGTGTACGTCTTGACGGCCCACTCACCCATGCCCTTGTCATAGGCTTTCTCCTGCTCGGGCAGCGCCGTCGTGACGGTGGTGCCGCCCGCGCCGGCGCGCGCCATCTCAGCCGCCTGATCCGGCGTTTTACCCTGCGAGAGCCAGTATTCGTAGTTCTGGATCATCGCCGTGCGATTGTCCTCGGGCGGTGTCATGGCGAGAGCCGTCGCCGATTTTGCGTCGAGACCCCCCGCCAGCATCGCGGCCGCCAAGTCCTCGCGCCCCTGCGAGGCGAGCCACTGCGCGGTGCGGTTTACGCTGCGCTCCGCGCCCCGCTGCTCCTGCCGCGCTTGCACGATCTGGGCCAGCCCCTGATCCGGGTTCATACGCATGCTGTTGAACGCCAGTGCGAGGTTGTCCATCAGGCTGCCGCTGCGGAAGCCCTCGCGCAGTTTCTCGCCGAACGTCTGCGGCTCTTGTTGAAAGTCCAACAGGCCCATGCCCTGCCCTCCACTTGATCTCGTACCGCCGCCACCGCCGCCACCGCCCCAAGCTTCCCACGCGCCGGGGCCTTGGTTTTGGTAAATCCACATCCCGATCTTGTCTTGCAGTTCGGGGGTCATTCGCTCGTTGCCCGTCAGCCCCAGACCCTGCGCGGCGGCGCGCAGCGTATCCCCGACGACCTGATAGGCCCCCATGGGCGTCGCGGTGCGGCCGACCCGACCGCGCACCATGCCCGCGTAGGGGCCGCTGGGGTCGGAAAACTGCAGCGCCTGATTGACCGTCATATCCGTCAGGCGGACGTTGGAGAACTGGCCGCCCGGTCGGTTGGCGTACCCGAACAGTGCGTTGTAGTCCCCGCCGCTTTCGCCGGGGAACACGTTTGCCTTCAGGGTTGCCAGATCGACCATGCCTTACAGTCCGCCCAGTGCCGTCGCGCCCATCGTCAGGTAATCGAAGAGGCCCGGCTTCTTCGTTGTCGTCTGCGACTGCTGCCCCATATTGGCCGCGCCCAGCGCCGCCATCGGGTACTGCAGCGCTTGCCCCGGCGCGCCGGTGAAGCCCCCGTACTGGGCCTTCGCGGCGTCGATCAGCTGCTGCATCATCGCCTGCTGCTGCTGGCCCTGCTGCATCTGCTGCTGGTTCAGTGCCTGACCAAAGCCGAAGCCTTGGCCGGCCAGCTGGGACATCATGCTTTGCTGGCCCTGCGCCGCGCCCAGCGCGGTGCCAAAGCCCAGCTGGCGCTGCTGGGCGGCCATGTCGCCAAAGGCGCGGCCGTAGTCACCCAGCATCGTGCCCTCGGCCACGCCGTGACGCGATCCGCCAAAGGCCCGCGCCTGCGTCGCCTGCGCGCCCAGCGTGCCGCGATCCATCGCCGCGCGCCGCGCCATATCCATACCCGTCCGCCCGATTACCTCGGAAGTATAGGGGTTCATGAACTGGCCGATGTTCGGCCCCTGCAGCGCAGTGTTGTAGGCTCCGGCCGCTTGGCCAAAGACATTCTGCGGCTGGCCTTGCGGGGCGGCCATGGGCTGTACATTCTGCGGGTTGCTCGAGCCTGCCATGTGTTATCTCCGACCTGCGTTGCCACCCAGCGGCGCGCGTGCCTTCGTGGCTCCGCCTGATCTGGTGGTAGTGGTGGTGGTGCGTTTGATTGTCTCAGGCACCGGCTTGGGGGCAAGCGAGCGTGTCACCCGGTTGATGATGTTGCCGGCGAACCCCGGCAGGTTGGTGCCCGCGAACCCGCCACTCATCGGGTCGGGCAGGCCGAGCGAACCCGTGCCGCTGCCGCGTGGCGCGGTGCGTACCATACCGTTGCCTCCTCCGCCGCCTCCGCCGCCGCTATATGCTGCGCCGGCGCTCGGGGCCGCTGGTGCCATTGCGGGAGCCGGCGCGCCGTAGACGCCGCTCGGCATCGCGCCCGTGATCGGATCGATGAAGGGTGCCCGCAGCGCGGCGTATTGTCCCGGCGCGCGGCGCTGCAGTTCCGCCAGCGCCTGATCGTAGAGGCCGCCCGCGCTGTAGCCCTGCACGCCGCCCGCGAAGGTCTGCGCCGGTGGCATGCCGCTGCCGGCTGCGGCAGGCATCCCGAAGGCCGAGGCCGCCATGTTGGTGCCCGACATCGCTGCCTCTTGCATCGGCGTCAGGGCCGCCACGTCGGGGCCGTAGTACGGCGTGTAGCCGATGGTTGACGTCTGATCCGCGCGGGCGAGGTTGCGCTGTGCGGCCTCCTGAAGCCAAGCGGGGATCGTGACACTTGTGGTCTGGCTGCCGCCCTTGCCCATGTCAGATTTCCTTTTCCATCGTGATCATCGTCGGCTCCCAGCCCCTTGCGCCCAAGACGCGCTTCCAGCCTGTCCGGCCGCTCATGGTCATCGCGGTGCAGCCCTGCGCGCTACCCCAAGCTGCCACCGCGTCTATGCCGTCCAACACTTGGTCCATATCCCCGGCCGCCAAGAACACGTTCAGCACCTTCTTCTGTGGGTATACCACGATTTCGGTGACTGCACACCCCCGCTGCGTGGGCCAGAGTTGCATGCGGCCGGCGCGGATGTTGTCCGCGACATCCTCAAAGGTGTGCGTGCCGCCGGCGTAGCGCAGCGCCGCCTCGATCCAGACCCTGATCTGATCCGGGTTTGGTAGCGTCATTGCTTCACCCGCGTGATGGCCAGCGTCACCGACGGCGACGCGGGGGCGTAGGCGGTGGCGGCGTGCGCCTGCAGAAACCCGCTGGTGCTGGTCGTTGCCCACATCACCTTCAGGACGTCGCCGGCGGCCAGCTGAAACAGCGCCGTGCGCGACACGACAATGGTTGCGCCATTGTTGTGCAAGCTGGCCACGATGGTGCTGCCGACGACGTCGGTGCCGTTCAGGCGCGGCCAGAAGCGGAACTCGATGGTGCTGGCGGAACTGCTGCTGATCTGCGCCGTAAAGGCCAGCATGTACAGGCCCGCCTCGCCGAACGTGATGTCGGTCAGGGGCGATCCTGTCAGCGTGATGCCGTCGAGCGAGATGCCGTCGAGCGTTATGGCGTAGGCGGTGTTGGCGGCGGCGGCCGTGATGTTGGCATCCTGCCCCAGCGTCGCCACGCCATCGGCGAGGACGATCTGTCGCCACTCGCCACTCTTGGAGACGACCGGGTAGCCCACGCTGGCGTCCCACAGGATCACGCCATCCTGCGTCGCGGGCGCGGCGCTGTCTTTGTACGTCAGGTTGTCCCACGTGCGGCCCAGCCAGCGGCGCAGGTCTTCGGCCCACATACCGACGTTGGGGCCGACCGGGGGCAGGCCAAATCTCATCGCCGGCCACCCGGCACGGCGTCAAGGCGCGGCGCGCCCCACCGCCAGTCGGTGTTCAGTTCGCCCGCCACGCGCATGGAGACCTGCCGGCCCGTGAAGCGGACGTTGGTGGGGTTTGCCATGGCGTACGGGCCGTAGGACCGCTCCGTGTCGTTGGGGTGGAAGCGGGTCTTGAATGTGACCGTGGCCTGCCCCTGCGTCTTTTCATCGGGGATAAACTCGGTGGCCGCCATGACGTTGTCGCCCGCGCCGATCTGCACGGGGCCGCTTTCGGCGTAGGGCGTCGCGCCGGCCGTCTGGTTGCCGATTTCGTGGTTCACGGCTTTGCCGTCTGCCGTCATCCAGATCGGCGTCGAAAACACGCCGCCATCGACGCCGCTGGTACGTACAATGCTGCCGGTCGCCCAGTGATTTTCTTCGTAGTTGTACGCGACGTAGCTGTCGTTTTCGAGGCTACCCTCGGAGGGGTAAAACCACCAAATCTCCATAAAGCGGGCGTTTGCCACGGCCGCGACTTTAGTGATCTGCGTGCGGTTCAGGCGGCCAAAAACGTAGTCGGATACCTCGCAGGGCACATCCGTCACCGCGCCGCCGGCGTAGGTATGGAAACCGCGCGGCCCCATCCAGAAGACGCCCGCATCGACTGCGGCGGCGCACAGGCGAGACACCGCGCCGCAGGATGAGCCGACCCGCTCGAAACCGTACACGAAGGGCGGCCCCTGATAGGTCGCCGTGTGGGCGTCTTGGTCGGTCAGGATCAGGGTCTGGCCGCGCGTGCGGATGCCCAGCATGACCTGCCCCGGCGTCTGCAGTTCGATGTCGCCCGCCTCGTTCGTCGCGGATGGCGTCCACACCGTGTTGTTTTCGCGATCCGACCACTGCACCTTCCGATAGTTCCCGCCCGCCCCCAGCGCGAACAGGAACCGCTCCTCGGTCACGACCAGCCCGCCGCAGTCTATTGGCGCGTTGGCGATTGCCACTGCGTCCGCTGCCGTGTTCAGCTGCCACTCAAGCAGGCGACCGTCATTGGAGTTGCAGGCGACGAGGTACTCACCCCACGTGTCCAGAGACCACGTCGCGGCTGAACTGTACGAGCCGGTGTCCGGGCGCGTCAGGCCGTAGGCGGCCGTGCCATAGAACCCGCCCCCGTAGCCGATGTTCACCGCCGCATCCTTGGTCCCGCCCGCCAGCGCCGTGGGGCTGATGTCGTGAACCGTATTACTGGCCAAACCGACGAACAGGCCGGCGTAGCTGCCGGCCGCAAACCAACGGTCGCCGCTGAGGTCGCGCCACGCGATAGCGCCGCGCAGGGGTTGATCTGTCATCGTGACGCGCGTCAGCCAGCCACCGACCGGCTGCATGGTGCCATCTGTCCAGCGCACCAGAGAGGCGTCACGCCACCGGCCCGCACTCTGCAGGTCGGTGCCGTTGCGGTACACCCCCGGCGGGATTTGGAGAGGGATCAGCGGCATGTCGCGGTCTTCTCGTTGTGGCTGACGACGGCGCGCAGCAGCGCCTCGTCGTTTTCTGCCAGCCAGTCTACCACAGCATCGCTGCCGATGTATATTGGGCCGGCAATGTCGCAGAAGTCACCGCTCGGGGCCACGCACCCAAGCAGAAGCCCGACGCTTGAGAGCGGCACGATCCATCGCTTCAACCTCATTTTCCACCTCGTTTGCCGCGCGGACGGCATCCAGCCGAATGACGTTGGTGTCGTTCTGGGCCGACTTCCGGCCGCCGAACCAGCTGGTCACCAGCGTGATGACGTAAAGGATCGCCGCCTGCAGAACCCGGCCCAGCATTACTCGGCCTTGCCGACCGGGGTCGTGGTGATCAGGCGCAGGCCCATGTTGGCGGCGGCCACGATGATCACGGCCGTCGCCGGGCTGACGTGCTGCGACCAGTCCACGCCCGCGATCCACGTGATCGCGGCGGTGCCGATGACGGTCGCGCCGTTGATAAGCAGGGTGCGAAGTCCCTTCATGGTGTTCTCCTCATTTTGCCGGGTAGGCCCGGCGATCCAGTTCCCAGTGGGGGCTGTCCCAGCCCCAATCGTAGCCGAAGGTCATTTTGATGTTCAGACGCTCGGCTTCCTGCTTTGCGATGGGGATGAGGATGTCGAAGAGCCGCTTGTTGTACAGTTCCTCGGTCTCAATCTTACCATCTCGGTCGAGGTCGATGTAGGGCACGACGTCAATGGCGTGCCCCGTCAGGTGTCGGCTGTTCAGCGTCTTGGTCGCCTTGGCCGCCAGCAGCTGCTTCTGCCGCTCCAGCGTCCGCATGCCTTCGGTGATCCGCAGAGGCCACGGCGCGGCCTGCAGGACAGCGTCCGCCAGCCGCAAGAGGTCGCGGTGGACCCCGGCCCGGCGATCCGTGCTGACTTTATCCCACTGCCTCATGGCGCGGTCCCCGCTGTCCTGACGATGTAGGCAAGTCCCGCGCCGACGATGAGCCAAAAGCCCTTGTCGATCAGGTGGTAGACGACGCCGCGTTTGGTGGATGTCTTTTCGACCTCGGTCAGGCGTTCGTCCAGATCGTCGTGCCGCTCGTCGTGCTTGTCGATCCGCTTGAACAGCGTGACCATGCGCTCCTCGATCCGCGCCATGGCCGTCACGACCTTGGTCAACTCGTCGATCTTGTCGCCGAGCTTGTCGAGGTTCTTTTCCAGTCGGTCGAAGCGCTGTTCATCAGCCATGGTCATCTCCACGCGGCAACGGCAAGGTCTATGCTCGTGGTGACGCCACCAGAAGCGGTGTATGTGGTTGTCCCTCGCGAAGTCGGGGTCTGATACCAAGAAAAGTGCGACGTGGCGCTTTCGTATGCTGCAGTGTTGACCCCGGGCGATGGGCCAATGTTTGCGGATACGGACATAGTGGTGAATCCCCCCGTCCCGGCCCCCAGCAGGATCGTGTTTGTCGGTGTCGGAACTGCGATGGCTACCGACGTTGCTGAGCCCGTTATAGCTGTTCCGGTAAAATATGGCGTGGAGCTTGTGTACCCACGCACCTCATACACGTCTAGGGCCGAGCGACCGGAGCCGCCTGAACCGGAGATGGTTTGCGATCCAGACAAGGTTGTTTCGCGGTACCAGACAGACGCCGACCGAAAGCCTTGAACCCCCGTTTGTGCCGCTAGTGTCATCGCAAGGCCACCAACCGTAACCCCGGAAGCTTCAGGCGATCCAGCGGGCTCACAACAGACGACAATCAGCTTTAGGCCAGCCGTGAACGTCTGAGCGCCGACAGGAAAACCGTCACCGCCCGTGGCGTTTCGTCCGATGTAGCTGACCGTCGGCGCAGCTCTTACATACTGCGGGTTCATCGGCATCAGTGGGAAGGTCATTGTGATGCCACCACGTTTGCAATGGCAGCCCCAAGGCCAAGTCTGGTGATGTACAGGTAGAAGGAGTGCCCGTTCGTTGTGGTGAACGGATCGCCGGTGACGCGAGCAAAACCCGAGAAGGTTATAACCCCGGCGCTCGCGTTATTGACGATGTACACCACCAAACTCACCGCATCGCCGCTGCCAACAGTCGGGGCTGCCAGCGTGAATGCACCGCCGTTGATGATGTATTGCCAGTTGCGGTTGCCCGCCGAAAGTGACGGGGTGAACGTCCCAGAAGAGTATACCGTCCCGTTGGGGGCAAATGTGCTTACGAACACGCCCTCAAGGGTGTCACCTGCAGTGACAACCTTGGCGTCCAGCTGCGTCTGGATAGCCGAGGTGACGCCATCAACGTAATTGAGTTCAGTCACGGTCAGCGTCGCGCCGTCCAGAATGTTCAACTCTGCCGTCGTCGCGGTGACGCCGTCAAGGATGTTCAACTCTGCCGTCGTCGCGGTGACGCCATCGAGGATGTTCAGTTCCGCCGCCGTGGCCGTGACGGCCGTGCCGCCGACTTTCCACTGGCCCGCCGTCAGGTTCGGTTTGATCGCCGTCGTGCCGTCGAGCAGGTCATCCAGCGCGTCCATGTCGGCATTCAGCTTTGTGCCCCACGTGTCCGCGCTGGCCCCAACCTCGGGCTTCACAAGGCCAAATGTCGTCGTCGTTGTATCGGCCATGGCTGCGGCTCCTGTGATTAGTCGCGGTGCATTATACCGCTTCGGCCCAGTCTACGCTATCCTGATTTGCAGGCGTCCAAGTCTCGCCCGGCGTCGGCTGTGGCGTCCATGTTTCGGGGTTGGCCGATTGCGCGCCCCACGTGGCCGGATCGACCCCCTCCTGCACCCAAAAGCGGGCCAAGCCGACCGCGATGACGGTCGTCGTGCCGGTGGCCGATCCGACCGACGTCAGTGTGATAACCCGGACGCCCGCCGCGACCGCCGTCGCGATCCCCGCGCTGGTGCCGACTGCGTCCGACGCATAATTCGCCGCGCCGGCTGCGACGGCCGTCGCTGCGCCGGTGGCCGTGCCGGCGGCCGCGCCCGTCGCTGCGCCGATGGCCGTGGCCGTCGATGTGGCGGTCGCTGCGCCCGCGCCGGCGTCCGTGGCGGCCCCGGCGGCGCTGGCGGTGGCGACACCTCCAGATACGCCCGCAGCGGCCCGCACAGAGGCCCCAGCCGCGCTGGCGATGGCAACACCAGACGACGTGCCTGTGGCGGCGTCTGTGGCCGCGCCGACGGCGCTGGCGGTGGCTGCGCCGGCCGATGAGCCGGCGGCGCTGGAGACGCTGCCGGCGGTGTCGCCCACGGCCGTGGCGGTGGCGCTGCCGGCGGCCGAGCCATCGGCGGCGCGCACGCTGGCCCCAGTGGCCGTCGCGGCGGCGACGCCGGCGGAACTGCCGGCGGCCGATCTGATAGCCTGCCCTGTCGCGGTGGCGGCCCCGACGCCCGCCGATGAGCCGGCGGCGGCGCGGTTACTGGCTCCTGTCGCGGTGGCGGCCCCGACGCCCGCCGACGTGCCGGCGGCCGCGGGGATACTGGCCCCGGTCGCCGTGGCGGTTGCTGCGCCGGCGGCGGTGCCGACCGCCGATCCGGCGGAGGTGGCAATCGTTGCGTCGTCGCCTAGCGGGGCGGCGGCGAGGGGCGAAAAGCCAAGCATGCGTCCCCCTTAGGCCGTTATCGTGGCCGCAATTCGGAAGAAGTCATCGAGATCGTCTTGGTCCATCCCCAGCTGCGGGGCCACGTTGTTGACAAGCTGGCTGTCGCGCCGGAACTCGTAGACGTCTTCCCACGCCATGGCCGCCTCAGTACCCTGCGCGATGACCAGCGCCTCGGCGTCGTCCAGCAGGCCCATCTGGTACAGCCGCTGCCGAGCCTGAAAGCGCGAGATCGTCTGCGGCACCGGCTCGGGCTGCGCGGGCGGGGCGGGCGGCGGCAAATATGACCCGTCGGCGGGCACGTAGAAGCACCCGACAGAGACAGTCGGGCCAGCGTCGGGCCACGCGGCGTTGTCGGCCGACGGCTCCTGTAGATCGATGACGCGGTTGTCTTGATCGAGCAGCGCTTTCCTCATCAGTAATCAGTCTCCACATAGGTGCTGATGAAATCGAGTTCGCTCTGCGCGCCGGTGGCGTTGTTGGTGATCCACGCCACCGGGGCCATGAAGGTGGTATTGGTCGGGATGTTGGTGGTCAGCGTGCCGCTCGTCTGCTGGCCCGTGGACCAGTTGACGACGCGGTAGCCGATGCTCGACCCGTTGGGGGCTGAGAACAGCGCAATCTCGTAGAGATCGGTGTTGTTGATGGGGAAACTCGCGCCCAGTGCGATGTTCGTCGGAGCGGTGCCCGTGACGTTATGGACAAGCGTCCAGTTGGCCCCGGCCCCGCTTTGAGCCAAGCCGATCTTGCCGGGCGTAGTGCTGGACAACGGATCGACGTTTGTCGGGTTGGCGACGCTATCCGAGATGCCGATGAACGACCGCTGCCCGGTCTGGAGCGTGCCAGACAGCGCGAAGCGTGTGGCGACGAAGAAACCGCCAAGGCCGGCCGCGTTGCCGCGCCAGATGCGGAGCGTGTTGGCCCGGATGTAGGCCACCGTCCCGGCGGTGGTGCCGGTGCGGATGGTGCCGCGATATGTCTGGTTCCGAAGCGAGGTTGACGCCAGTGTCGGGATAAGCGGCGCGGATGCCGACGCTGCCGTGTACGGCATGTTGCCGATCACGTCCGCAAATGTGGCTGCCGTGGTGGTGTTGCCGCCGCGCCAGATTGCGACGTTGTTTAGACCAATGTGCGGCTGCAGGGGGTAATCCACCCCCGTCGGCCCCATCCACTTCGGAATGATCCGGCCGGCCAGAGACCGAGCGTAGAGCAGGCCATGATCGGCCGGCGGAACCGCCGGCTCAGCTGCTTGCGCCGGGAAGTCGATGGTCTCGAAGTCCTCGGCGATGGCGCTGATGAAGACCGTCGCGGAGCCAGACAGGCTCAGCAGCGAGCCGGTGCTGCTCTGGATCAGCGTGCGCGCGAGCGTGGTGCCGGTGGCGGTGTACGTCCCCTTCCCGATCTCCCACGCCGTGCCATCCTCGATGGTGTAATGCACGACCTCGGCATCGACCACGCCGGCCGCCGCGAAGGTCTGAAAACCAGACGACGCCGAGCCGAGCGTGACGGTGCCCGTCCCGGTCGTCGCCGTGGTCATCTTGGCGCGGTTGGCCAGCTTCATTCGATCAGTCCTCGGTGATAGCCGTCGCCGTGGTCAGGCGCGGCGTGACGCCCGTGGAGATGGAGATCGTGGGCGAGATCGTGCCCTTGTACAGCACCTTACCCACGCCCGTGGAGGCCGTGCCGACGGCCCAGTGGGTCGCGGTGGCGGTGCCGGCCGTGCAGGCCCCGAAGTCGATGTTGGCCGCCGGGCTGACGCTGTTGGCCGTGACCGTGAAGCCGCCGCTGTTGCGGTTGACCCCGACGCGAGCGTAGCCGGTGTAGGCCACCTCGTTCGTGGTCTGCGATCCGGCTTCGCCGACGTCGGCCGTGTGCAGCGAGACGAACAGCTGCGTCAGCGGCGAGGTGGCCGCGTTGTCGGCCACGTTGGTGATGGCGGTGGCGTTGAAGATCAGCTTGAGCAGATCATTCTCAAAGGTATCACCCTTGGACATTACATTCCCCTAGTGCGAAGGCGCAGACCCGACCCGCTGTAGCGGGCGCGGTCGGACGCGGCGTTTTGGTTGGTTACGGCGCTTTGGTACATTCCTGCCCAAACCACCGCGCGCGCATCGTCTTTCAGATACGGGGCCGACTGGATCAGCGCACCGTACAGGTAGACATCGGGGGCCGCCGTCAGCAGCCAGTTGGTCGGGGCTGCGACCGAGAGCGACGTGATCTTGCCGTAGTACAGGATTTCGATGGTGTACTCGGCGTCTGGCGTCGGAAACATTTCCAGCCCGCCGGCGGTGTGGGCGTAGTGGGTGGGTTTGCCGGGGATGTCGCCGCGCTGGGCGCGCATGTCGGCCAGCGCGCCGTTTGACACCATCTCGATCCGCGACGACGTGCCCGTGATCTGGACGCGCAGCGTCTCGACCCAGTCGGCCGGCAGGGCGCTGTATTGCGTGTCTACCGTGGCCGTGCTGCGCTTTTCCATGCGGAAGTCCCGCACGCTGCGGCTGATGTCGGCCTCGGCCAGCTTGATGAACGTCGGGATGACAGCCGTCAGGTCTTCCCGGTTGAGGAAGTCCGCGATGGCCGCCTTCAGTTCGTCGTAATCGGCGATCATTTCTTGCCCTTCTTGGCCTTGCCCGCCTTACTCAAGGCGATGGCAATGGCCTGCTTCTGCGGCTTGCCCGACTTCATCTCGGTGCGAATGTTCGCCGAGATCGTTTTGCTGCTTTTTCCGCTCTTCAGTGGCACGTTTGAGGCCCTCTTTGTAGCGCGTCAAGAAATCCGTCCGTTCCATTTTACCTGTACCCTAGTCTCTTCATTTCGCGATCCAGTTCCTGCACCGCGAGGTCGTAATCGTCGGTCAGCAGACCGCCGCGCCCCTGCACGACAGGTATTCCTGCGGCGGGGTTCCTTGCCATAAATACCAGATCAGGCCGCCCTCCGCTATAGCGCGCATTGGCGGCCATAAAGGCATCCGTTGCCTCGTCGCCCCAATCCCCTCGCGCGATGTCCTCTGCGAACGGTAGGCGCGACACCGGCTGGAACCCGCCCCGCCCGTACATGCCCGTCAAAGCCGTGTCGAAGGCGTTGAGCCAGTTCCCACCATCGGGTTCGGATCGCCGCAAGACGGCCCCCGAAAAGTCCTTGAACGGCGATCCCTTTGCCTTCACGACACTGGCCACCTCGCCGTCAGGCTTCACGACGTACCCGGCGTCGCCCTGCGGTGTCATAGCCATCCGCATGCCCGCATATTGGTCGGGGCTGTACACGTCCACCGACTTGCCGATTGGGCCGTGGCTGGCTTGCGCCTCGCGCAGCTGGCGGGCGAAATAATCGCGGGCAATCGGGTGATCTGCCACGTCGATCATCCCCTCGCGCAGGCCGGCGGCGGCCGGCTTTACGCCGCCACGCAGGGCGGCAACGCCGGGCACGATGTCCAGCAGCGAAAATGCGGCATTGGCGGCCCCCGATCCAACATTCCCCTCACCGAAATCGCGCCGCGCCTGCTCCGCGCTCATCACGCCGCCGACGAAGGGGATGAAGTCCATCAGGCCTGCCACCTTGTCCGCCATGCGGTATCCGCCACGCTCGCTCATACCGGGCAGGCTGGACAGCGCGGGGGCCAGAACACCGGCGACTGCCTCGCGTGCCGTGGGCGTCCGCGCCTCCAGCGTCGGCTGGGCCTCGGCCGTCCACGCTGGGCGCAGCATGTCATCCAGACGCATCAACTCATCCATCTCGGCGGGGCGGATGTCGCCCCGCTCGTATAGGCGGTAGAGGCTGTCGTAGGCCGTCTCTAGCCGTGCGCGCTCTTCAGGGTTCACGTCAGCGACCTCTCAGATAGTTTTCGATTTCGGCCTGCGCCTGTTCCTCGGGCGACATGCTCAAGAGGCCTGCCGTGGCTACGCCCCCCATGCCATAGACCGGGATCGTGCCGCGCGCCATGCCTTCCAAAACCTTCTCAGGCGAGAGGCCCGTCAAACGCGACGTGCGATAGATGGCCTCGTTGTAGTTCTGGATCATAGGCTTTCCGGGCACGTTTTTAATGCCCGCCCAGCCGACTTCTTGGCCCCCGATGGGTGCCAGTCCAGCGCGGCCGGCGGCATCCGCGACCGCCTGACGGGCGATCCCGTAAGCGTTGGATGACGGCGAACCATCCGACGTCGGATCGACGGCCTTCATCATCTGCTCGTCGATAACCGGGCGATCTGTGAAACCCCCAAATGAGGTGCTGAAGTCATACCTTTTTGGGTTTGCTGCGGTGACGCCCGTGCCGGGTGCATCCACGCCGATCATTTTCTCGAACATGGCCATGTTGCCGCTCGCAAAGCGGCCGCCGACTGGGTACGGCATTTCGTACGCGCGGCGCGGGAAATCTGGCGGCGGCATGTTCGTGCCGGGGGTCGGGTTCAGCCGCCGCTGCTTGATGAAGTTACCGAGGGAGGCCATCAGCAGGTTTGACGTCGGGTCTGCGCCGCCCGTGGTGGCCGCCATGGCGTCCATGACGCGCTCTTCAAAGGCGCGCGGCCCCTGTTCTGGTCCCAGCATTCGGATGAACTCATCCTCAAGCTGCCCAAGCTTGTAAAACCCATGCGCGCCGGGGTCATCGATAGCGTTTGCGATTGCCGCATCCAAGCGCGCTGCGCTTTCGGGGCCAGCGTACAGGTCTTGGTACTTCTGCGTGGTCGCGGCGCGCGCCGGCACCATGTCCTTTGTCAGATCGGGGCGGACATAGTTGGCCGGGTTGGCGTTGTAGCGCGCGCTGACGTCAAAATACTGGTCGTAGTCACCCCTTTTGATGTCGTCTTGCAGCAATTTGCGCGCCCGCGCAACCGCCTCTGCCTCTCGGCTGGCACCCTTGGCCAGATACGGCTTTCCTGTCTTGGGGTCGATGGACGGGACGGGCGGTGCCACTTCTGGGTAGTCGCGAGCCAGATCAGCGCGTGTCAGCCCACCCTGCGCCAAAATCTCATCGATTTGCTCATCCGTCGTGCGCGGTTTAACCGGCTTTGCGCGGCGGGCTTTTGAGGTTGCCCCGGCACCCCGCGTGATGCTTTTTGCGCCAGACACGATCAGATCGAGGATGTTGTCTGCGATGGCCATTTACATCTCCAAAAGCCCGACCGGGCGACGCTTGGGTCGTCCCGGATTGTAGATCGGCGCGCCAAAATAGCCCTGCTCGGGCAATTTTTGACCTGTTATCTGCTCATATGCGGCGCGCACTTTTGGTGCATACTCGCGCGCCTCTTTCGAGGGGTGGCTGGCCGCGTCGTAGTCCCGCATCGAGGGCAGGCCGGCGTTGTAGCCCGTGATGATCTGATCCAGATCGGTGTTGAAGGCCCGGTGTGCGCCCGTCAGGTACTCATAGGCCCAGCGGCGGGCGATCTCGGGGTCCATCGACAGCGAATTTGCGCCGGCGACGTCCTGCTTGGGCTGCATGCCGTACATCGCGCCCACGTCAAAAATCGTCGGTATCTCGTAGCCGGGGTCCATCGTGTTGCGGGCGATCTGCTGCATGTCGCCGACTGCGCCCTTCTTGCTGACCGCGCCCAGCCGGTTGGTGCTTTCCACGAACCGCATGGCGTCCAGCAGGCCTGCGATGTCATATCTCTGTGGGTCGGCCATCAGCGTGGCCCGTAGCCGGTGGCGCTGGGCGCTTGCTTCAGGGCCTGCATGAGCAGTTGCATCAGTGCCTCATCCGACATCTGGCCCACGGGCGGCAGCGTCGTGGTCGTGATTGCGCCGGGCGCGTAGGGGTTGGGCGGTGGCAGAAGCGCGGGGCTGGTGGGCGAGGGAACCCCCAGCCCCGCTGGCCGCATGGGCGGCTGCTGCTGAGCCAGCCGATCCATGTAGCCCATTGGTCTGATCCCCAGCGCGTTCATCAGGCCCGACAGCGGGCCACCCTCAAACGTCTGGCCGGCGCGGCCTGCGCCGCCGCCGTCGAGCATGTCCAGAAGTCCCAAATAGCGGCCGTCTGCCATCACGCAATCCCCTTCAGGTTCCGCCGGATCGGCTTCGACCAGTTTGCCATCGGCGACCCCAAAGACGTCGCCGCGTCGCTCGCGAAGGTCAGGAAAACCGCGTCCGCCTTGTCAGGCGATCTGAGGCCCCGCCGCCGCATGTCATCCTTCCCCTCGGCCTTCATCTTGCCGGTGCTGGCGAAAGAATACCTGATCGAGGTCATTTCCGCAATCAGTTCGGCGTCGTTGGGCAGGCGGCTCCCGCGCTGCTCGAGCCAGCCTCGGAAGCGGAAGATCAATTCCGTCCGCAGGTTGTTGTACGTCGCGCCGAAGGCGGGAGCCTCGCTGACGTTCACCGCGCGCACCGGCAGCCCCAGTTCGCGCAGTCGGTCATGCACGCCGCTGCCCAAGCCGATGACGTCCACCAGTATCTCGCTGGGCCGGTCGCTGGGCAGCAGGCCATCGTATTGCGCCTTCACCCGACCCACCGTCTGCATCAGGTCCAGCCCCTTCCACGTCTCCACCTCGCTGATCACTGGCCCCGTCCGCTTGGCCAGCGCCGTGCGGTCACTGCCAAAGCGCGCCACGTCCAGCCCCCAGATCGGCTTCGTCGCCGGGCTGGGCGTGATGTCGCGCGACTTGGCCGCTTCGGCCAGATAGAGCGGGATGATCGTGTCATCATCCCCCAGCGGGAACTCCCCCAGCACGCGGATGCGGTACGCATTGCTGTCGATCCCGTAGCGCGTCGCCATTTCCTCGACGAACTCTTTCGACACCCGCGCGCTCTCGATGCACGACCAGTGCAGCGTGAACCAGCTGCCGGCGAGCCGGTTGTGGCTCTCAAAGAACGTGCCGCTGGATCGCGTCGGGTTGCCGGCCAAAATCGTCGTCGCGTTGTGCCCAGACATCGAGCCGCTGGCCGCCTCGAACACCTGCTCGGGCACGCCGCTCGCCTCGTCCACGACCAGCATCACGTTGTCGCTGTGAACTCCCGCGAGGGCCTCGGGCTGCTCGGCGCGGCTGGTCCGGGCCGAGATGAACGCCTCAGACGGCGCGGCGATCAACTCCACGCGATCCGTCTTCACCTCCAGCAAAATCTGCAGGGCCTGCGGCAGTTCGCCGATCCAGCGCTTCAGTTCCGCGAACAGGGCGTCATACAGCTGCGCCGTCGTCGGCGCGGTCACGACCACCTTGTTCGGAAACCTGAACAGGCAGAACCACAACATCGCCCAGCTGAGGGCCGTCGATTTCCCCGTCCCGTGCCCGGACCTGACGCTGATCTTCCGCTCGCCCCGGCCCACCGCCCGCAGCAGGTCTTCCTGATACGGCTCGGGCGTCGCGCCGAGGATTTCCCTGACGAACAGCACCGGCCCATCCTCGGTCGTGCCGTAGCGGGCGATCATTTCCTCAAACGGATTGCTCATTCGGTGGCCTCCCCCGCCGTGCCGTCAATCACGATGCCGCCATCGCGGTGCTTCTTCAGCGCGTCCAGATGCAGCTGATTGATGTTCAGCGTGATCGTCGGCCCCGCCTTGTTCTGCTGATACCGATCCGGGTGGTTCACCGTCGCGAGCCACTTCCTGACGTCGATCCGCTCCTTCGCGACCGCGATATGCTCCCGCGTCAGGCCGGGCGTGTCGGCCAAGTTGTCCGCGATCTGCAGGGCCTCTTCGGCGAGCGTGTCGGCCTGCTCGCGCCGGGCCTCATCAATCATCGGCCGGTAGGCCTCGTTCGCGTTCAAGTGCCGGCTCAAGTACGTTCGGCTGCAGCCGAGGTCGTTTGCCAAATCGAGTATCGTGCCCCCGGCGGCGATGTAGTCCCTGACATACTCAGGCCCGCCTCGTTCCTCGATCTCGGCCAGCAGCCGCTTCTTCAGTGCCCGTCCCGCCATGTGCTACCTCCTTGGTGTGCATGTGATTTAGCGCCGTTTTTCAAAAATTTTCAAGGTGCGTGGGGTCTGGGCGATCCGTGTGAGGCTGACGCCGCAGCCGCCCCCGCCTTAACCCCTCGGGGGCGGGGGGCCTCGCGTTCAGGGGGCGATAATCCGATAAGCCTCATTATGTAATATGCGTTGTCCTTTGTTATCAAGCACTTAGCCTTTTGCACCTACCTCAGGTTGTACCGATCAGGTATCTCGGGCCTCGGCCAGTGCTTGACAGCGGTAGCTGGATACCCCACGCGCGGGCGCTGGCGCAGCGAGGCGGCGTGTCTGCTGGGCAGGTTTAGCTGGTACGACGCACCAGACCCGAGGCACCAGACCCGAGGCACCAGACCCGAGGCACCAGACCCGAGGCACCAGACCCGAGGCACCAGACCCGAGGCACCAGATCGCTGACCAGATCGCTGACCAGATCGC